ACCATAATGCTCTGAAAGGCGAATTTTGAAGGTGTTTTTCCCCAAAATCTCCCCCTTTTCGATTTTTGGACATAAAAAATGTCCAATTTTGAAAATCTCGAACACTTTTGTACTTTTAAAACTTTCCCTTACTGAAAACCCAAGTTTAAATTCTAGTTGGTTCCCCTTATTGATTATCATTTAAAACTATGTCGGTATTTTTCATAACATTTTCTCAGTAACAAATGTTAAGAAATTCTCGGTTTTTAGGTTGCATACATAAGCCCACAATTGCCTCCAATAAAGGTCACAAGGTTTATTCTCTCCTCAAACAAAGTTAAATCATAATTATAGTTATAAATTCTCCAAGTTGGTTTATTGATGCCAATAATATTCTTACTTGCTGGGTCACAAATAGCCAATGATTGAGCGTATGGGTCAACGGTTGGAATAACTGTTGAGAACTCTAATTCAATCGTAGAAAATCTACTCATGTTTATAGCGCCGGCTGGCTGCGTATCAAGCGGCGAATTTGTCATTCCAAAACTATAAAACAATACGCCCTCAGGTAAGTTACTTCCAGTACGAATCCACTTTTCAATAAAATTATATACACCATATGGTTGAGGGTTCTCTCTATATGAACCATCTAATAATAAAGCCATTGAAGTCAAAATAGAGTTCTGATTCTCCAGATTATAGTTTCCAGTAACATACCAGCCAGTCAAAGAACCATTCGAATTTACGCCAGGCCCAATAAACGCCGCACTAGTCGAACCATCTGCATTATATCTAACTATTTCCAAATAACCATCAGTTGGCGCCGGAGTAATATCGTATGGTAAATAGTTATATGGCCAATTAGTATAGTTTGACCACTCGTTTCTTAAATTAACATCGCTTCTCTGAAAGTAAAACATATAATTTGCTACCATTCCAACTGAATCCAATTGTACTTTGTTTGTTCCCGTTACATTATAAAATTTTTGTGTTCTAACTTGTTTAAATAAATACTTTTGTTCTTGAATCGCAAACAACCGCGACTCCGCATTAGAAAGAAAACAATAAGTGCAATTTAAATGTATATCAGCATTCCATAAAGTTCTAGTATCATCATAATCTTCTAATGCTAAAGCAACTGATGGCGGTGTTTGTAAAAATCTATAAAATTGCATATACCATAAATTAAAATTCGGTGCGACATATGGATAATTGTTTTCGCTATCAAACACATCACGAATTCTGAATAATTCTTGTATTGGACGCATAGTAACATTTATGTGTAATTCATTATATTGAAGTGCTACTAAAGGGAATGCCATTTGAGTTTTATAATTAAACCAACTACCGATAGGTATATATAAAATTCTACCACGAATAGATGGTTCTGCTGCTGCTGAGGCTCCCGCATAATAAGCATTTGGATATGAGTTAACGCGCGCTCCAGAGTTGGCAGGGTCATTTATGGACGCAACATTTCCGGTCATATTATCAAACAATGTCTTTTTTGTTCCACCCAATTCACGCTCTACGATTAATTTTATATATTCTCCTGGATACTCTTGTAATGTTTGATTTCCACAAGTAATAGTAATGCGAGATATCATTAATGCACCGAGATTTTCAATCCATTTAAACCCATAAGGCACCCATTCACCGCTATTATTTTCCAAAGTTTCCTGGTCAGTATTTGGTGGCATAATAGGACTCCAAATATTAGGTAACTCAACACTTAAATAGCAATCCATAAGTAAGTCGGCATAACGTGGTATTTTAAACGTAAAATTGGATTCTTCGGCTAGGCGCAAAGTTCTAGAGCCATCAAAATCTACTCTGAATTTTTGCATGCCAAAATTAGTATACCTTGCATAAGTGGCTTTAAAGAATGTTTTTGATGGGTTTCCATTTAATATTATATTTTGTTGACCTTCGCTAACTAATTGCATTAATCCTCCAGCCATATTTAAGATATATTATACATATAAATTATATTTTTAACTATTTTGGTTTTTAATTATATTATAAAAATAGTATAATATAATAGATAGTCATGGACAAAGAAAAAGGTGTAAATATAATGAGTTTGGTTAAAAATTTTAAAGATTACTTTGCCGCAAATATTATATTTAGCATGATAATCATGCTTATTATAGTAATGTTATGGTATTATTTTTATATGCGAAATCTACTATATAAAGAATGCTCTATAATGGATTCTACCTTTTCTACAATGAATGGAGCCATAAAGTCGTTAAACGCTACTGATAAAAACTGCAAATATACGTTTAAGGATTACTATATAAAGTCGGCTTATAATTGTTGTAGTCCAGGAACATATAAGAACGATTATGTATCAACCTGTTCCCTAAAAGATATATTAAAACAAGGGGTGCGTGGGTTAGATTTTGAAATATTCTCTCTTGACGATATACCTGTTGTTGCTACTTCTACGGTTGATAGTAATTATATTAAGGAAACATATAACCATGTTCCTTTTGCGGATGCTATGAATATTATTATTAATTATGCATTTGCAAATTCAACTGCGCCTAATCCAAATGACCCTATAATATTACACTTACGGTTTAAGAGCACAAATCAAAAAATGTTTCAGAATTTAGCAAATATAATAAACGCCAATAAACAATACTTTTTAGGGCCTGCTTATAGTTTTGAGCAGAATGGTAATAATTTTGGAAATGTTCCATTGTTAGATTTAATTAAAAAGAAAACAATTGTGTTAATTGTTGATAAATCAAATAATGCCTTCATGGATTGTAAAGATTTATATGAGTATGTTAATCTAACTAGTAATTCTATTTTTATGCGCGCATTACATTATTATGATGTTAAAAACACGCCTGATTTATCAGAACTTCAAGAATACAATAAACAAAACATGAGTATTTCTATGCCCGATATTGGCGCCGACCCACAAAACCCGAGTTCTTATGTTTGTCGGCAAACTGGATGCCAAATGATTTCTATGATGTATCAAAAGAACGACACGAATTTACAAGAAAATATTGCATTTTTTAATAAATGTGGTTATGCGTTCTGTTTAAAACCCGCGGAATTAAGATATATCCCGGTAGTTGTGCAGGCGCCCGCGCCACAAAACCCAGCATTATCTTTTGAAACTCGTAGTGTTAAGAAAGATTATTATGCATTTAATATTTAATACCAATCTTTCAAAAAGGTTGAGCCAAACAAATATCAACCTTTCAAAAACAAAAACAAAAACAATAATTATTGTATTATGGAAAATAAAATAATACAATAATATAACAAGTATATGTCAAAAACAAGAAAGAATATAAAAAAATTAAGAATGTGTAAAAGTAGATATGCATTATGTACTTCTGCTCCTTGCATGCCTATAAAGAATAAACCAGGAAAAACTAGTTGTAAATGCACAGTTGAAACTGGATATAATTTTGCTACAAAACCTTGCAATACATTAAAAGCGCATAAAACTGCATCTGGATCACGCCGTATTTATTCCACATTTTCTATAAATGAATTAAATGATGGAAAGAGAATAACGGAGTGCCCGAAAAAATATGATTGGTCTGATTGTTTAAATCATAAATGTATAGTTGACCCAAAGAATTCTAAAAAGGCTATCTGTGAATGCGCGTTAAAAAAATCAAATAAATCTTGGTTTACGATGGGAGCAAATAATCAGCATAAATTTTGTGGTAAAAGTAAATGGTCTGGTGCGCATAAAATTGATTTTTTAAAAACAAGAAAGTTTTGGAATAATTATTTTAAAACTAAAAACAATCGTAATAAAAGTATAAAAAATAATAAAATAATTGGCAGTCCTAATAAAATTATAAATAAAACAAAATAAAACAAAATAAAATAAACCAAAAATTATACTCTAAATCGGTGCAAAAAAATTGAAACCTTTTTAATAAAATGTCTGGATTTAAAAAACGACACACAATGGCCGCTCAAGTGCTTATTGCGGAGAATTCATATGTTGAGATGGCATTTGAACAAAATTCACAGAAGGGACAGGACCGCCCTTTTGAAGGAACAACTCCTTGTGGAAAAAGGTATTTTGGGGTATTTGATGGTCATGGCTCCAATAGTGTTATTTCCGAACTTACAAAGTATATTATAAATGGAGAACTCGCAGAATGTATGGATGAATCTTCACCTATACATGCTGTTCAAAACAAACTAAACAATAGAAAAGTATGTGGCAAATTTGAGTGTTCTGGCGCTACAATGAACTTTGGCATTCTACATGGAAAT